CTGCGAACCGATCCTTGAACGTCGCGCCCGTGTCGGGTTGCGCAGCAGGAGCCGCAGGCGCCGCGGCAGCACCCGGTGCATACTTCTGCACCAAGCCCTGCGCGCGGCGCAGCTGCCCCGCCGTCAACGTCGCGTTCGGATCGACGCCCATCACCTGCGCGACCTTCAAAATCGTCTGCCCCGTGGTGGCGTCCTGACCCGGCAATCGATCCGTCACGATCGACGCGATCGTGCCTTGGCCCGGATCGCCCTGCGGCGAGTTCGGGTTAGGCGGCGGTAACGGCCGCGCCGGGATCGAGGCTGGCGCTGCGGTCTGCGGCTGGCCTTGCGGCGCAGCTTGTGGCGCGCCAGGCGCGGGCTGCCCGCCGCCCATCAGCAGCGGCGACAGGCTTGCCGCCCCTTGCGTCAGGACCGCATCAGCGCCGTTCCAGAGCGCGCCGGTATCGCCCTTCTGCGCCAACATCGCGACGGCTTTCTTGTAGTCGATCGCGCCGGTTGCGGGATCGATCGGCAGGCCGCCCTTGAAGGTCTGGGCAATATCCTGCTGCCGCTGGCCGGTTGCGATCCGCTGCTCGTTAAGCGATTTCTGCTGCTCGTTGAAAATCTTCTGGTACGGGTCATCCGCCGCCCAGTTTCCAAACTGCTGGAACTGCATCAAGGGCGCAGCATAGCTCGCGCCGCCCGGAGCGTTGACGCCGTTTTCGAAGGCCATTTATGCAGCCTCAAGGAAGCGCGATAGGTCGCCGGCAAACCGCGTTGCCTTGCCGTAATCGACGGCCTTGTAACCGCCGACCTCCGTCACCGCGTCCGGATTGGTCTTCTCGACATCCTGCGCCATCAGGCCGATGCGGAAGACATTGTCCCCGATGTAGCGATAGCGATAGACCGGCTGGCCATCGACGAGCTCGCCGATCTTGTCGATATCTTCCTTCAAGCGCTCGTCGGAGAAGATCGACGTTGCGAGGTTGCCGAGGCCCGAGATCGCATTGCCGCCGACCGTGCCGCCGCCGGCCGTCTTGATGCTGCCGAGGCCGCCCAGCGCGTTCCAGAAATTGCCGCTGGCATTGTACGCCGCCAGATCAGCATTGGCATTGGCATTGCCGATGCCAGTCTGCGTGTTGTAGCCGAGCTGGCCCAATTGGTCGTACTGGCCTGCGACCGCGTTGCCTTGGCCCGTCGAGACGCCAGCCTGCGCATTGCCAAGCCCCGAATAGAGCCCGGCCAGTGAATTGCCCTGACCGCCGTAGGCGGAGGCGGTTGCGTTGCCGAGGCCCGTGTAGGTACCGGCGAGCGCGTTGCCGAGCCCGGTATTGACACCGGCAATCCCGCCCGCCGCCGAGTTCGCGGCCCCGAGATACGGCTGCAACTGGCTGACATAGCTGTTGTAGGTGGAGTCAGCGAGGCCCTGGTTGACCTTGTTCAAGGCCAGCAACTGGTTGCCGGAAGCGTTCATGCCCGATGCCGCGGCTGCCGCGTTGACCGTATCATCCTGCGTCTGTTGCTGGAACTTGTAGCCCGGCGTCGAGCGCAGTTGCGTCAGTGCGGCATCGCTGCCGGCGGCACCGTTCAAGCCCAGTGCATTGCCGAGCGCGGTCTGCCCGGCGTTGGCCTGTCCGTAATTCGTCAGATACGGCTGCAACGCCGCCGAGTAGTTCGAATTCAACGCGCCCGTCGCCTGACCATAATTCTGGTTCAGCGAGTTGATGCCGGCGCCGAAATTCTGCCCGATGGCGTTGATGCCGGCGCCGTAGTTCGTCCCCAGCGCCGTGCCTGCGTTGCCATAGCCGCTGTTGAGCGAAGAGATCGCCTGGTTGATGTTGCCGGAGGCGAGGTTGTAGCCGGAATTGAGGCCTTGGGTTTGCGCCGCCGCCGCGTCCTTGGCGGGTTGATCGGAGAAAATGTCGAAGATTGATGCCATCAGACGACCCTCACCTGGATAACCGAACCGTTGCGATAGAGTTGACCGACCTGAACCCCGGCCGCAGCCGCCGCGCCATCGTTGGCGGCATTCGTCAGCGCCGTGTTTGCCCCCGTCGTCAGCGCCGTCACCAGCGCATCCAGCCCCGACAGATAGTCGCGAAACTGCTGCGTCGGCTTGCCGGAGCTATCCGCAATCGCAAACTGCGGATCGAATTTCGTCTTCTTCGGCAGGCTCATGAACGCCTCACGGGCTGACGACGCGCGGGTTGGCCGACATCGTCGCCCCCATCAAGGATCGATAGACGGGATCAGTGATATCGATGCGCCAGCGCGCCCCCATCGGCCCGGACTGGCCCCGATTATTGACAGAAGCGCGCGCGCGCAGGGTTTTCGACTGCCCCATCAGCGAGCGGATCGAGGGAATGTCGTAAGAGATCCCGCCATCCTTCGAGCACGAGATCGCGCACTGCGGATTGACCGCGCCTGGAGGGGCGGTGATATCGGTGACGACGCCGCCGGAGATGTAGGCGTTGACGAAGGGCACGCCCTGCAACTCAATATGCGTGGTATCCACGACCGTCATCGGCGCCGTCGTGTTGGCTTCGACCGTACCGAGGATGCCCACAACCTGCGCCTGGTCGCCGGTCCTCGCCCGTGCCGTCTGGTTCACCGTGAGACGAACCACGCCGCCGGTGCCTGCGGCTGCCCCAAGCACCACCATCTGATAGTTGCCGGTGTTCTGTCCGACGCCGAACGCGAAGTCGAAGTCGGCGCGCGCGATCCGCAGCTGCTGCGGGAAATCCCGCACCGGGCCGGATTCGATCCGGAACAGAAGATAGCTGCCGTTCTCGGTGTTGTTGGTGTCATCGTGGAACAGGATGTTGCCGCTACGCTGATCGCCAACCAGCCATCGGTTGAACGCCGGATGGCCGCAGGTTGCGCGCCAGCGGCCATAGATGCCGCCATTGTAGCTCCAGCGCTCGTTCCACTTCCGGGTCCCGATCTTGAATTCCCACGACCAGGCCGGCGAGGAAATGTGCCAGAATTTCTTGCCGCCGACCGAGTAGCAGCCGGCTTCGAGTAAGTTGCCGGCCCTGACCTGCGCCTCGATCAGGAGGTCGAGATCGGGCGGCGAGACCTTGATCGGCGAGAGCGAACCCGGGCTCATCCAGTAGACGCCGAAATCCTGCGCCACCCACAACAGTTCGGAAAAACCAGTCTCCCAGCCGGCGATGGCGCCGGCCTGTACCAGGCCATACTCGACGATCGAGAGCCGGCCGTAGGGGAAGTTGGGTGCGACGTTGGCCGCATCCTGCCAGGCTTCGAAGTGCCCGGTCGTGAAGAACAGCATCAGGCCAGAAAAAGGGATGCCGCGTAACAGCGTGACATCCGCCTTGGACTGGATGGTGACGAACGTCAGCGCATTCTGCGTCAGCGCGTTCAACCCCGAGGCGAACACACGACAGTCGGCGAGCGTGAAGAAGAAATAGCCGTCCTGGAAACTGACCGAGTTCGGCACGGGAAGATTGCCGCCGCCATTATAGGCGACCGGCGCGCCGCCACCACTCAACTGATAGGCGCCGTTATCGATATCGACCGCAACCACGTCGGGATTGGCAGCCTGATTGCGCGCGATCGAGACTTTCTTGGTGCCCAACATCGGTCCCAGCACGGCGACGGTCCCGGCTACATCGACGGTGACGACGTTGCTCTGAAACACCTCATAAGAGAGGTTCTTGACCTGGAGCCCGCCGCGATAGTTGTTCTCTGCCGTGATCGCGTGCTGAGACAGACCCGATGATCCGACCCACTTTTGCAACGCGGGCGCCGACGGCTTCGACGGCTCCCCCAGAGGCTCGGCATGGCAATTGATCAGCCGGCCGGCGCCTTCCTGCGGGTTTTGCCCGGGAAACGACGACAGCGGAAACGGGATTTGTACGGGGCGCTGCATGTCAGAAGTTCTGGAACCTTAGGATTTCGTAGGTCGGCTTGCCGCGCAGCATGATCCGCAGCGACTTTGCCGCAGTACCCGCCCCGATCTCGACGCCTTGCGCGCCGCCGAGGCCTTTGTTGACCAGCGTCGTGTATTCGTCGCCGGAGATGCCAAACTTGGTGGCGCATTCGCCGGCGACGATGTCGGCAAGATCGGAGAACCAGGCGCCGGGAATATTGGCAGGATCCGCGACGTAGACGATTTCGAGGCCTGCGAGCTTTCGGAAAATCGGATCGAGTTTTTCCTGGACCCAGGCGAAATCCTCCGGATCGATCGGCTGGCCGGCCGCGAGCACGCCAAGGTTGGCGAGCGCCTCGGTGACGAGGTCGGCGGACGAGCGAAACGGAGAATTGATCGCCATCGCTTAAGCTACCAGGGCAACTGGTTGATGCCGGCATTGACCCAGAGTTTTGCAACCTGCTCTTCGGTCAATTCATCGGCTTTCGCCATGTCGTGCAGCTTCGGCACGAACAAGGTCGAGATCAGTTCCCAGTCGCTGGTACCGACCTCGCAGGCCGCCTGAAGATCGCGATCCCGGGCAAAGCGCTGGATCAATTGATCGGTCGTCTGCAGCGACGGATCCTGCAACCATGCGGCGATATAGGCGCGATAGCCCTCCGGCGTCGTCGGCAGCTCGCGTCCTGCGCGTTTGGCTCTGGCATCGCCGACCTTGAAATGCGGGTTGTCGCGGGCGCGCTCGATCAGGTGATGGTTGAGCTGCTGCCCTGCCGAGCCGTCCGCATGGCCGGTGATCTCCTTTGGCATGTTGGCCTGGAACGTATGGCCGCACCAAGTGACCGACGTCGGATCGCCATTGCCCGGCATGTAGGTGACGGTTTCGGTCACGGGGCCAATGATCACGTCCTCGCCGGCTTCTTCGTTGGTGCGCTTTGCTGCTTTGGCCATGTCGGCTCCTGTTTGAGAAATTAAAGACGGCTTCACCCGATTAGGACCCTCAAAGGTCCAGCCCGAAGGCTCCGTTTCACCCGGCCCGGCATCGGGTGCGTGTATGACCTGAGGGCCGTCAGCCTCGCAGGGGGAGTTGGGCGATGGAGCGGACGCCCGGGTTCGATCCCGGACGTCCGGTTAATCAGCAGGACGTCGCGGTAGCACCCAGCGGCACCGGCAGGCAGTCGCCATCATTCGGCGCGATGTACTGAATGATGAAGACGGCGCGGCCCTGCGTGCCCTGAGAGCCCGCAGCACCGACCGTATAGGTCGCATAGATGTCGAAGCCGCCGTTCTGCCCGGTTGCGGTCGCACCCGAACCGGTGACGAGTTCGCCGGCACCCGCAAACGCCGTGTCATAGACCGCGGTCGTGGCCTGACCGGTGAAGACGTTGAACGCCGCCATTACCGTGGTGCCTTGACCCGCGACACCAAACGCAATCGTCGCCGACGTCGTTGGATTGAACGTCGTGATGATCTGCTTAGAGATCGCAACCAGGAACGCGTTGTAGGGCAGCGATGCCACGCGGAACGAACAGGCAGTATCGGCCGCCCGCAGCGGGCAGTCGTTGAAGTCGATCGCAAAGCGCACGTAGTGCGTCTGCTGATCGGTCGTCATGCGCGGCGCCAGCGAGTTCACAGGCGTCAGCGTCAGCGTGGTCGCAAGTGCAGGCCCTGCGATCAGGCTGGCCAGCGCCAGCGCTACCGTCAGCGCCATGGCCACGATGCGCAGATGTGCCAACGCGGCTCGCAATTTGGAAGTCTTCGACATGGGTTGGCCTCCTCGGCCGGTGATGATGGGAAAAAGAAATCGTGCAGCTCGAGAAACCAGCGCGGCGAAACTTCGCCGCGCTGTACGTCCTCAGGCCTTAATTGTCGGCGACCGCGGCAAAGAAGCCGGTGTAGACGCCCCAGTCCTTGAAGTTACCGGCGGCGTTGAGCTTGGCGATCTTGCCGACGCCATAGGCCATCTTGATGCCGGCCCCGCGGAGGAACTGGTAGTCATCCTCCTTGAGGAACGTCGGCGTCGGCATCTTGCCCCAGCACCAGGCGACCGCACCCTGACCGCACAGATGCGCGGGTGCGACCTGAATGCCGGCAGCGCCCGCGGTCTGGTAGAAGACCGGGAGCCGCAGCGACAGTTCCGGAATTTCCCGGATGATGACGCCGTTGTAGAGAAGATCGCCGTCGACGAAGATCGGGTTCTTGAGGAAGCCCTGCCCTTCGCGAGCCCGCGCGTTGATGTTGGCAGCCTTGATGTCCGCGTCGTTCTGGGCGTCGCGGAACTGCTCTTGGCCGACGAACAACACGAACCACTCGGTGCCGTTTTCCTTCAGCTTGAAGGGCCGGATCCGCGGGTTGGCTTTCTTGGCCGACCGCTTCATCCGGTTGATGAGCGCACCCGACAGCACCATGGCGCCGGTAATGTTGGCCATGGAAGCCGCGAAGTTGCCCGCGACGAGATTGGCCGTATTACCGCTGCCGATCAGGAGGCGATCGGCATTGTCGGTGATCCAGGTATTGCGCTGCGCCGGCGTCGAAGCATCGAAGATGAAGCCGTTGACGCGCTGGCCGTTCGCCGAACCGAGCCCCGCGGGCGCTGCCTGCGAGGGGATGGCGTAGAACGCATCGCAGATCTCGTCGCGCTGCTTTTCCTGACCCCAATCGACGAGAGCAGGCTTGGCCTCGCCAAAGAGATCGACGCTCGACTTCTGCTCTTCGGCATTGTCGATCGTGATCGCGTTGCGGGACCAGTCGATCCAGAACCGCGTGCCGGAATTGTCGAGCTGTTCTTCATTGCCGCGGAGCTGGCCGCGGCCAACGCCTTGGCCGTTAAGCCGGGCGCGGAGCGGGATGTTGATCTGTTCGCCGCCGTTTTTGCCGCCCTTGTCGAGATCGGTGATGACGCGAATGATCGCGTTCATCGAGGCGCCCATATACGGGGAGAACAGGTTTTCGCGAACGTATTCGCGATAGATTTCCTTTCGGAAGACGATAAGTTTGTTGTTGGCAGCAGTGGTCGTGAGGGCCATGGGCCGGTGTCCTTTGCGATAAAGGGCCCGGGCTCACCGCTTCGATCTTAGGAAACGCAGTCAGCATCAGCCGCGCGCGCAAAGGCGCATCGCGGCTGGACATTCTTCAAATCGGAATTACGGATTGCGCCAGGCGGCGTCAGCGACCGCCTGCTCGGAATCGTCTGCTTCGCGATGGTCAATTCGTTCGGCTCCAAGATTGGAGCCGGCCGCGCGTCGCAACGAACCCGGCAGGCGGGTAGTGGTGCGCGGACTGCCATCAGGTCCGGGTTGAGCCGCTTCCCCTCGCATTTCTGCGACGAGGGCTTTGCGGAATTCCGGGTCTTTCATCAGGGCTTCACGGGTCTCTTTCGCAACGCGCTCGCGGTACGCCGTCGGGTCGTCACCGACTTCGGCCAGCGTCTGCGACCGCTTGTGCCAGTTCACCAACGCGTCACCCGGGTTGGGTGCCTTGTAGATGCGCTGCACGGTTGCGCGGTCGTCCGGATTGCGCGGGTCGAGCTTGTTGATCGCCTCGAAGGCTTTTTCGAACGTGTCCTTGTGGAACGCGTGCGCAATCGCCATCGAGGTTTCGACGCGGCTGTTTTCCAGTTGAGCATCGCGCTTTGATAGCTCGCTCTGGAATCCTTGCGTGATGTGCTCAACAAACCCCTTGGGGTCCTCGAAGATATCGGGTGCGGCTTTCGGCGCCGGCGGTTCTGCCGGCTTCGGCGGTTCGGCCCGCGGCGCGCGCGACAGATCGTCGATCCGCCGCATCGCCTGGTCGAGCTTCTCGCTGAAGGTCGTCAGCTGGCCTTTGACCGCATCGCGTTCGGCTTCCGCCACACGCCGCGCTTCATTGGCTTCCCGCAGCTTGCCGGAGGGAACGCGGCCGGCGTCCGGCTCACGGGCGGGAGGTTTTGCCTCGCCGTCCTTGCCGTCCTTGTTGCTGTCCTTGGCCGCCGCTGCGGCAGCTTTCGCCGCAGCGTCGTCCTCGGCTTCTTCGCCTTCACCCTCACCGTCGCCGTCGACCTCATCTGCGTCGGCTTCTTCACCTTCGTCGACCTGGTCGCCGGCTTCCTGCTGACCCTCAAGACCCTCGCCGATATCTTCCAGCGAGCGGTCACCCGATGCGTCAGCAGCGTCGGTATCTTCGTTACCCCATGCCTCTCCGGCGATTTCCTTCTCGGTTGCAATGATCGCGTCGGAGATTGCGTCAACTTCCCTGATAGCCATGATGTGGCAGTCCTTTAGCTCTTCGCGTGTCGTCGCGATGACGGCAGATCAATTCGAGGACCGCTCAAGATTGAGCATTCCGCACGCCTGATCTGTGTGAGA